CTAACCAGTCAACTGGTCAAGTACAGCAACAACAGTATTATCCAGCCAGCCAAGCAATTGCTTCGGGAAGTAAAATTTTCGCTGTAGTTGCAGACGATCCTGATACGCTGTTTCAAGTAGTTTCTTGTTCTTCAGGTACAACTGTTGCTGGCATGGGCATTTCTGCTATTGGTAATAACATTGCCCTAATTCAAAACGCTGGATCTACCGTTACTGGTAACTCCGCTGTAGCAATTGATGAAGGTACGCAAGCTACTACTAATACTCTACCTATCCGCATTATTGATGTGGTAAGAGATACAGCAACTGGCGCTGACACATTTGTTGAGTTTATCGTAAAGATAAATGCAACTATGCATCAGTACAACAACTCAACTGGCGTATAAGGAGCTTAAAAAATGGCTATTTCACGTGCACAACTACTGAAAGAGTTGCTCCCAGGCTTAAACGCTTTGTTCGGTTTAGAGTACAAGCGTTACGGCGAAGAGCACAAAGAGATCTACGAAACTGAGAAATCAGAACGTAGTTTTGAAGAAGAAACCAAGCTGTCCGGCTTTTCTGCTGCACCAGTCAAAAACGAAGGTTCTGCCATCGCTTATGACAATGCACAAGAAGCTTTTACAGCACGTTATAACCACGAAACCATTGCCCTCGGCTTCTCCATCACTGAAGAGGCAATCGAGGACAACTTGTATGACAGCCTCTCTGGTCGTTATACCAAGGCTTTGGCTCGTGCTATGGCTTACACCAAGCAAGTTAAATCTGCGGCTGTATTGAACAACGGCTTTACCAACTCTGCCCAGTATTACGGCGGTGACGGTGTACCTCTGTTCTCTACTTCACATCCGTTGGTTTCTGGTGGCGTTAACAGCAACCGTCCTTCCACTAACTCTGACTTGAATGAGACTTCGTTGGAAAACGCAGTTATTCAAATCGCAGCTTGGACAGACGAGCGTGGCTTGCTCATCGCAGCAATGCCCCGTAAGTTGATCATCCCACCAGCACTACAGTTCGTTGCAACTCGTTTACTTGAGACTAACCTCCGTGTTGGTACCACTGACAACGACATCAACGCATTGAAGAACAATGGTTCGATCCCAGAAGGTTACGCAATTAACCACTATTTGACCGACACCAATGCTTGGTTCTTATGTACTGATGTACCTAACGGCATGAAGCACTTTGAGCGTATGCCTTTGGCTAACTCAATGGACGGCGATTTCGACACTGGTAACGTACGTTACAAGTCTCGTGAGCGTTATTCGTTTGGCTGGTCTGATCCACTCGGAATGTTTGGTTCACCAGGCGCCTAATAAACACACTATAGTGTTTGGACCCCTCTTCGGAGGGGTTTTTTATTTTTTCTTCGCTGCTTTTTTAGCTTTGCGTTCCTCATAATGGTGGATTCTGTGGCAGTTTGCACACAATGGGATACATTTTTTTATTTCTTCTAGGGCTCGTTTATATTGTCCATTTTTAGCCAAGTGATGAACACTTTGTTTTGTATGGTCACGAACTACATGATGAAAATCAATAACTGCTGGGTGATTGGCCCCACAAGTACTACATTTTTGAGTTGCTTTGAACTCATTCCATAACTTACGATTATCTTTTTTATTTTTGTTGGTTGCTGCCTGTACTTTTTCTTTGTTGCTTGCGTAGTATCTAGCAGAAGATTTTCGTAAATTTTCTTTTTTTCTGGGGTCGTTTGGGTCTTTATAAGGCATTAAACACGTTTATTATATGAATGTTTAAGTATTAAGTCTTTGATTTTTTTAGGTAATTTTGCATAATCATTATCAAAGTCAGCAGGCATTTTAGTCCAAACTTCTGGAAGCGCAAATGGGGCTTTACCCTTGGGGTACCATATACGGGTATGTTGCATTGCAAGATAAAAGTACACGTATGCGTTAGCTTTTTGTATGTATTCTTTGAGATTTATCGGTAGATAAAATTGATCGATTTTTTTAGCCGATCGTTTTTCACAATCGAGCTCTAAATTTAAGCACCCTTGTAGCATTTCTTTTGTTTTACGGGGTCCAAGCTCTATTTTATGATCTAGCCATTCGTGAAAAACAGTGAGGGGGTCATGGTTTTCCCCATTAATTTGTATGGTTTGGTTCCATACTTTTGCCTGTTCAGTATACTGATCTCGATGACAAGTTTCATGAACCATAATGGGTATCCAGTCTTTGGATAATCCCGCTACAAATAGTCGGTCCGTGTGGCTACAAAAAAACCCTGAGACCATTACGCCATCCATACGAACTTGTTTTTTACGTTGAATATGTACCGCTATGTCATGTGCGTTACTAGACATGATTTCAAATTCAACCCACGCCCGAACGTCTACTGGTAAGGCTTTGAGGTCGATTTCAATTTTATTCATTTAGTAGCCATTAAATAAAGACCTACGTTACCAAAAGCGTACCCTGCATAGCAAATTGCCATACCGATATTTCCCTTAAATGCCTGTTCAGCAGCTATGTAGATATAGATCACGCCTGTAACAATAATTAACCATGCGCTCATAAAAGACCCCTATTATGTTTCATTGTATTTATAACAAAAAGATGTTGCACAAAGTTGAAAAAGTAGTAATATCTGTATATCTGGGTGAATCGCTTATCAAACCGCCCCAGCGGACGCATACACGATTGATAGGCTTACTTTGTATGGAGAATTAACATGGCACGATCCACATTCCAAGGTCCAATTCGTTCATTGGGCGGCATTTATCAACAAGGTCCAGCTACTATTGTTGAAATTACAACCAGCACCACATTAAATCCAGAAGATCACGGCGGGCGTATTATTTCCATTGGTGGTTCTTTAGCTGCTGCTTTAACCTTAACACTACCAACCATCAACTCCTCAGCCAATCCAGTCACATCTGGTCCTGGTCAAGATCCAAGCACCGCCAACAATGAAGGCGTTGTGTACACAATCTGGGTTCCAACCACAATCTCTACTTCTTCCTTGAAGATTGGTACTGACGGCACAGACAAGTATGTAGGCGCTATATTGTCTATTGACACTGATTCAACAGATGCAGCCCGTGGTTTTGTGGCTGGTGCAAGTGATGACTTTATTAACTTTAACGGTACAACTACTGGTGGTGTTGCAGGTACATTTGTACAGATCTACGCAATTACTACATTAAAGTATATGGTTACAGGTACAGTGCTAGGTTCTGGTACTGTTGCTACTCCGTTTGCTACTTCTTAATTAATCTAGCGGACTAGGGAAAACCCTAGTCCACTTAACATCTTAGGAGATTAATTATGATGCAATATGACGTAAAACAAGCGCATTTAAATTCTAGCGGGTATTTTGTAGATTATGGTACACGGGTCAAAGGAATATCTTTTACAGGTGGAGCTTCTGCTGGCTATGTAACTTTATTTGATGCTTCCAGCGTTCCCGTGTCAGCAAGCGTTACTTATGCTCAAAGTGGCAATACCGTAACGGTAACTAAAGTTGCTCATGGGCTTACTACTGGCACAGTTATTGGCATTCATTTTGTAGCCAATGGTTCTGGTGTTTCTGCTACTGATGGTACATATACCATTACTAGAACGGGTGCAGATACCTTTACACTGACCGATATTAACTCACGTACCATTACAAGCACTGCGGCTGTATATGCTGTTGGTCGGTGGATTCTTACCTACGAAAGCTTTGCTGGCGATTATTTTAGTAATACACCAACTATTCCAGGTGAAGGAATACGTGCAAATACATCGGTATATGCAGAAATTTCCAATATGGATTCGGTACAAATTTATTATGGCTAAGACCCCCGCATGGACTCGCAAAGAGGGCAAAAACCCCGAAGGCGGTCTAAACGCTAAGGGGCGAGCCTCCTATAACGCTGCTAATCCTGGTAAACCTGGGCTTAAACGACCACAACCAGAAGGTGGTTCAAGACGTGACTCGTTTTGTGCCCGCATGAAAGGTATGAAGAAAAAATTAACCAGCGCTAAAACTGCTAACGACCCAGATAGCCGCATCAACAAGTCATTACGTGCTTGGAACTGCAACGAAGGTGGCAAAGTTCGTGGTGGTGGATGCGAAGTTCGTGGTAAGACTAAAGGAAAGATGATATGACAAAAAAAGTGCGCACCCCAAGAGAAGAAGATGAAGCAATTCGTGAACGTATACGCGATGCTTCTTTTAGTGCTTCCGAAAGAAATGTAAACAAAAGCTATAAACCCATAGCTGAAGCAAAAACGCCGGAAGCGCGGCAAAAAGAAATTGACAAAGCAATTGAGTCAAATAAATCTTCAGACTATCGTAATTTAAAAACGTACGGAAAAGATTCTTCATTTACTCCGGACGAAGCCAGAAGAGCTTTTAAAGCTGCTGAAGACGAAAAAACCCGTGAGTCTACTCGTGGAATTAGACCGGATACTTATGAAGCAGCTACAAAAGCAACTGATGTTGTGCCAATGAAAAAAGGCGGAAAAGTATCCTCCGCTTCCAAACGTGCCGATGGCTGTGCAGTTAAAGGCAAGACTAAAGGGCGGATGGTATGAAAGAGCATTTAACCGAAGGCACTAAACATGTTGTAGATGGTCTATCTTTAATTACAGTGGTGGGCACACTAACAGACTTATTGCCTGCGGTAGCGGCTTTATTTACGATTGTTTGGACATTAATTCGTATATACGAAACCAAGACAGTTCAAGGCTGGATTAGCCGTGCCAAGCGTAAGTAAGAAACAACACAATTTCATGGCTGCCGTGGCTAAAAACCCCGGTTTTGCTAAGAAAGTAGGTATCCCTCGCTCTGTTGGTGAGGAATTTTTAACTGCCGATAAAGGCAAAAAATTTAGAGAAGGTGGGACTATGAAAAAAGCAAATCCGTTTATGGAAATGATTGCAAAGAAAAAAGAAGCTGCTGCTAAAAAGCCAGCTAAAGCGGCTGCAATGCCTATGAAAAAAGGTGGCAAAGCAAGCGCTCCTAAGAAGATGATGAGCGGCGGTATGGCTAAAAAGAAAAGCGGAAAGGCTTGCTAATATGAAACATTCAGATATTGCTAAAGATATGCCAATGATGAAAAAAGTAGCTGCTAAGGCAGTTAAAGGTCATGAGGCACGTATGCACAAGATGGCTGGCGGTGGCGTAACCCGTGCTGATGGGTGCGTTATGAAGGGTCACACCAAAGGCAAAATGGTTAAGATGGCGGGCGGCGGAAGTTGCTAAATGCCAAGTTCTCGTGTTAACCCTATTTCTTCTGCCGCCCAATTAGATTTGGGCTTTGGCAGTACCCCTGAGCAAGTACAAAAGGGTAGAGCAGCAGATCCGGGGTATAAAGAAGTACACGAGAAGTACAACCCACCAGAGAAAGATCAGAAAGCTAAAGCTGCTGAGAACAAAGAGTTTGAGGACAAGCGCCAGCAAAGAAGTAAGTTGATACAGCAAACCGAGATGGCTAAGATCAACGAGATCTTTGAGCGGTCTAAAGGGGGTGGTGGTGGTGGTGCTGGTATCCCTAAGACTGGTAAAAAGCCCTATGACTTTAAGAAGGGCGGTAAGGTTAGTGCATCATCCCGTGCTGATGGTTGTGCTGTACGGGGCAAAACTAAAGGACGCATGATATGAGAGCTAGTCGAGGCATGGGCGCTGTGATGCCTAGCAAAATGCCGGGTAAGAAAATCATTAAGCGTAAGGATAATCCTGACGATGTAGATATGTACGCCAAGGGCGGTAAGGTTAGTAAAAGCGTTACCACTACCAAAGGCGGTACAGCTTCTGCTATAGCAAAGAAATTACTACAGAAGCCGGGTTCGTTAACTGCGGCTGATACGTTTGCAGAAGGTGGTAAGACGTCTAGCGTTAACAAAGCGGGTAACTACACCAAGCCCGGTATGCGCAAGTCTTTATTTGAGAGTATCAAAGCGTCTGCTACGCATGGTACGGGGGCGGGTCAATGGTCTGCTAGGAAAGCACAACTCCTAGCTAAACGCTATAAAGAAAAAGGCGGGGGCTATAAGTGAAATGGTCAGACAAACGCAAAAAATCAATCAACTGCGACAGCCCAAAGGGGTTTTCGGAGAAAGCCCATTGCGCCAGCAAAAAGAAGAAAATGGCAGGGGGTGGTTTAGCCGCATCGCAACGTTCTTTAAAAGCTTGGGGCGACCAAGAGTGGACAACCAAGTCAGGGAAGAAGTCGTCCGAGACGGGGGAGCGATACCTGCCCAAGAAAGCAATACAAGCGTTAAGCCCAAGCGAGTACGCAGCCACAACAAGAGCCAAGCGAGCCGGAAAAGCACAGGGAAAACAGTTCGTGCCCCAGCCCAAAGGAATAAAAGCAAAAGTAAAACCGTACAGAAAGGTTAAATAAAAGATGACCGTAGTTGCCAATGCAACATTTAATCTTGACCTCTCGGAGATGGTCGAAGAAGCGTTTGAGCGCTGTGGCTCAGAGCTTCGTTCTGGTTATGATTTGCGTACAGCCCGTCGTTCTTTGAATCTGTTGTTTGCTGACTGGGCAAACCGAGGCATTAACTTATGGACAATTGAGCAGGGGCAGATCCCGCTGATACAAGGTACAAACACTTATGACTTACCACTTGATACTGTAGACTTGATTGAGCACGTTATTCGTACAAACCCTGGGGTGCAGAACACTCAGGCAGACCTAACAATCTCACGCATCTCAGTATCTACATACGCAACAATCCCCAACAAGTTGCAGCAAGCTAGACCAATTCAGGTATGGGTAAATCGTCAGTCTGGAGCAACATACGCAGGTACAAGCAGTTCTACCCCACCAGCAGGCGTTAATTACCCTAAGATTGTTGTCTGGCCTACCCCAGATCAAGGCACTGCCCTAGACCCCTATTACACGTTTGTTTACTGGCGACTGCGCCGTATTCATGACGCTGGCGATGGCTCTAACACAATGGACATACCATTTCGTTTTTTGCCCTGTTTGATTGCCGGTCTGGCTTATTACTTGGCGTTAAAGATTCCGGGTGCGGATGCTAGGTTAGGCGTTCTTAAACAACAGTATGACGAGGCTTGGGAGTTTGCGGCTACAGAAGACAGAGATAAGTCGCCTGACCGCTTTGTACCACGCCGGATGTATATTACCTAGAGCTAGCCATGCCAAACACCTTTGCATCTGGTAAACGGGCTATATCGCAGTGCGACCGCTGTAACTTCAGGTTTCAGTTAAAAGAGCTGCGCATTGAGATTATCAAGACTAAACCATACCAGCTATACGTTTGTAAGGCGTGCTGGGATCCTGACCATCCTCAATTGCAGTTGGGTATGTACCCTGTTGAAGACCCGCAAGCATTACGGCATCCAAGACCGGATAATACGTACTATCAGGGTGGCTATACGGGCTTGCAGTTAAATCAAAATGCAGGTTCAACGCTTACTGGGTTTGGAGACCCTACAGGCGGTAGCAGAGTGTTTCAGTGGGGCTGGGCACCCGTGGGTGGAGCAAGCGGTTTTGATACCCCATTAACGCCAAATTACTTGCTTTCACAAGGGCAAGTGGGTAATGTAACGGTAACGACAACATAGGAGAAAGACATGTTTAAAAAAGGCGCAGATGGTGTAACTAAAAAAGGTAAAACCAAGGGTACAAACCTAGGTGATACAGGCCCAAGCGTTGGCATCCAAAAGGGTGGCAAAGGTGGTACGGGTGGTAAAACCAACGAGCAAATGTTAAAAATGGGTCGCAATATGGCTAAAATAGCTAACCAAGGAATGATGCGCAAAAGCGCAGGAAGAGGTCGATAATGGCTAAGTACAGCATGAAACGTGATGGTAAAGAGGTAGGTCCAGCGTCTGTGTATGCTGAGCCACATACTATGTCAGGCAAAAAAGTAACTGTTGCTGGTGCTATCAAAGATACATCTGGTGCGCAAGTTATAGATGAGCTCGACATTTCTGTGGGTAAGCTGAGCAAAAACCTTGGTAAAGGCGTAAAGACATCGGGTATTGAGACTCGTGGTAACGGAGCTGCTACTAAAGGGCGTATTGCTAGAGGACCAATGGCTTGAACTACGTTCAGTTATATCAAGCCGTTCAGGATTATGCGGAGTCTACAGAGCAACTCTTTGTAAACAATATCGCTACTTTTGTCCGTCAGGCAGAGGAGCGGGTATATAACACCGTACAAATCCCATCGTTACGTAAAAACGTGACAGGTACTCTTACGGCTAGTAATAAGTATTTAAGCTGCCCCAATGATTACTTGTCTACTTTTTCAATGGCGGTTATTGAAGGCTACAACACGGCTAACGAAAACTATACGTACCTACTTAACAAAGATGTTAACTTTATCCGTGAGGCGTACCCAAACCCCACATCTACTGGGTTGCCTAAGTATTACGCTTTATTTGGATCGCAATACTCTAACGCCAACGAACTGTCTTTTATCCTAGGACCAACCCCAGACGGCAACTACACAGTTGAGTTGCACTACTATTACTACCCCATTTCTATTGTGCAGGGCGCTATTTCTCTAGGTACTATTACTGGTGGCTCTAGCTACGTAAACGGGGTTTACAGCAACGTACCGCTATCTGGTGGTCAAGGCTCTGGCGTGTTGGCAAATATTGTCGTAAGTGGCAATGCTGTAACTAGCGTAAACATTAAGAACCAAGGCAATTTCTACACTACCGGGGATGTCTTAACAGTGTCTTCTTCTTATATTGGTGGCTCTGGTACGGGCTTTTTATACACCGTTACCTCTGTAGATAATGCTGCTGGCACGTCTTGGCTTGGCGATAACTACGACCCATGCCTGTTATATGGTACGTTGCGTGAAGCCGTTATATTCCAAAAAGGTGAGCAAGACATGGTCACTTATTACGAAAAGCAATTTCAAGATGCCATGGCACAGCTTAACCGTCTTGGTACAGGTCTTGAGCGTGGCGATGCTTACCGTGATGGGCAAGCTAAGATTAAGGTTAACCCATAATGCCAATATCACAGGGTTTATGTACCGTTTTCAAAAAGAACTGCTTAAGCGGTTTAGAGAACTTTGCGGCTGGCACACCGTATACCTATAAGATTGCGCTTTATACCTCTTTTGCAAACCTAGACTACACAACGTTGGTTTATACAACGACTAACGAAATAAGTAGTACAGGAGGGTATACCGCTGGGGGTAATACGCTAACTCGAATCGTTCCAGCCACTGAGGATCAAGTAGCTTACATATCGTTTCAAAACACTACTTGGAGCCCCGCTAGCTTTACTGCTAGAGGTGCCTTGATCTACAATAGCACTACGAATGCGGCAGTTGCGGTGCTGGATTTTGGATCAGATAAAACAGCTACAAATACGTTTACTGTAACTTTCCCAACGGCGAACGCAGCAAACGCCATTATTAGATTGACTTAAGGAGTAATCATGCAAAAAGAATTAGCAAGTTGTGGCGACCATGCTGTAGCTACCCTACAAGCAAACGCTATTGGTAACGAGACTGTTGGTATGGAAGGTGTATACCACGTTGTCTGCCGTGATAAAGACGGTAACGTTAAATGGGAAGAGCAACTCCCTAATCTAGTCAATGCCGTAGGCAAACAGCTTATGCTGGACACTTTGTTAAAAGGCTCTTCATACACCGTGGTTGGTCCATTCTTAGGATTGATTTCTGGTGCTAGCCCAACCTTTGCAGCGTCTGACACAATGGCCTCGCATGGTGGCTGGACTGAGTTTACTAACTACACCGTTGGTGGTTCGGCTGTTCGTGGAACCGCTGTATTTGCTTCGGCAACCTCAACTGGTACAACCCCATCTAACGTAACTACTTCTGCTGCTACGGCAATCACTTATACGATTACGGGCGCAGGCGGTACGGTTGGTGGATGTTTCTTGGTTACTGGATCAGGCGCTTCTTCAACACAAGGCAACACGTCTGGTACTTTATATAGCGCTGGTGCGTTTACGACAGCTAAGATTACAACCGCTGGTGATACTGTTTCTGTAACTTATAGTACTACCGCTACTTCATAAGGAGCTTAAATGGCTCTGGTTTTAGCTGATCGTGTCCAAGAGACGACGACATCAACAGGTACAGGCTCGGTTACTCTAGCAGGCGCAGTAATCGGGTATCAATCCTTTGCTGTTATTGGTAACGGCAATACAACCTACTACACCATTGCCGATCAAGGCGGAGCAAACTGGGAAGTAGGTATTGGTACCTATAGCACTACTGGGCCGACTCTTGCTCGTACTACTGTTCTATCGTCTAGCAATAGCGGTAGCTTGGTGCCGTTTACGGCTGGTACTAAAACAGTATTTGTTACTTATCCTTCTTCGCAATCTGTATATGAAGATGCCTCTGGTAACGTATCGCCACTAGGCACTATTGCTTCTGGTGTATGGCAGGGAACTACGATTGGCGTAGCTTATGGTGGTACGGGCGTAACAGCCTCTTCTGGTGCTAACTCTGTTGTATTAAGAGACTCTAGTCAGAACATAACGGTAAACCGGGTTAATCAAGCTAATACAACTACTACAGCCGCTGGTGGAACCACCGCACTAACAGCCGCTTCAAGCTATATCCAGACTCTTGTGGGTACTGGAGGGCAGACATATACACTGCCTAATGCTACTACTCTAACTACTGGGGTAGCGTTTTTATTTAACAATCTTGCTACAGGCACTCTAACAATTCAAGATTACGCTGCTGCAACAATTGGCACTATTGCCACTGGTGGGGCGGGAGCAGTATTTTTAACAAATAACGCCACTACTGGCGGTACATGGGACTTGCATGCCTATCTTCCTGAAGGCGTTACTTGGGGCACCAATGCGCTTAATATGGGTTCTACGGTTGTTACTGGGGGCACATGGCAGGGGGGCACAATTCAGCCACCTTATGGTGGTACGGGGCTAACGACATTTACTGGCGCTAATAATGCGCTCTACTCAACAGGATCTACTACATTAACTGCTGGTACTTTGCCTGTAGCTGCTGGTGGTACTGGGGTTACAACTTCTACTGGTACGGGTTCTGTTGTATTAAGCAACTCGCCAACTCTAGTTACTCCAGCTTTAGGCACACCCTCTTCGGCTACTTTAACTAATGCTACTGGTCTGCCAATCTCTACTGGCGTGTCTGGTTTAGGTTCTGGCGTTGCTACATTTTTAGGTACACCAAGCTCTGCTAATTTAGCCGCTGCGGTAACGGACGAGACAGGCTCTGGATCTTTAGTATTTGCCACAAGCCCAACACTTGTAACGCCAGCATTAGGAACCCCGTCTTCAGCAACACTTACTAACGCTACTGGCTTACCACTTTCTACTGGTGTAACAGGCACACTACCAATCGGCAACGGCGGTACAGGGCAAACCACAGCAGGTGCAGCGTTTAATGCGCTAAGTCCAATTACTACTACGGGCGACTTGATTGTCGGTAACGGCACAAATAGTGCAACTCGCCTTGGTATTGGTTCAACAGGTCAAGTATTAACAGTTAGTGGTGGAACAACTGTATGGTCAACACCTTCATCGGGCGCTGGTACGATTACACGCACGGACTTTACAGCAACCGCTGGGCAGACTGTATTTAGCGTTACTTACTCGGTTGGCTTAATTGATGTATACCGCAACGGTGTTAAGTTAGCCACAGCCGACTTTACTGCTACGAACGGCACATCATTCACACTAGCTACCGCTGCCAACGTTGGTGATATAGTCCAAGCAGAAGTATTTAGTGCGCTTAATCTGTACAGCAGTATGACGGCTGATACCTTTAGTGGTAATGGTTCACAAACAGCCTTTACAATGACGGTATCCCCAGCTAGCGCTGCATCTGTATTGGTAGTTATTTCTGGTGTTACCCAAGAGCCATCAACATATACAGTAGCTGGCACAACTTTAACATTTAGTCCTGCTCCACCAACAGGAACTAACAACATTTCTGTTCGGTATTTGGGCGTACCATCGGCTACAACAGTCGCATCATTTAGTGGTGGCACCACAGGCTTAACCCCAGCAACGGCTACTACAGGTGCTGTAACTCTTGCAGGCATATTAAACGTAGCTAACGGCGGTACTGGTCAATCATCCCCCGGAACAGCAGGCAATGTCCTTACATCAGACGGCACAAACTGGATATCAAGCCCTTCCTCTGGCGCTGTGGCTAATGGCACGATGTACGAGAACAGCCTAGTTATTAGTTCAAATTACACTTTAACTGCTGGTAAAAACGCATTTAGTGTTGGGCCTATTACGATTAATTCGGGCGTGGTGGTTACGGTTCCAAGCGGACAAAGGTGGGTAGTACTATGAGTATTGTTTTAATTGGCTCAACTAGCGGAAGTATCACACTACAAGAACCGGCCGTTTCTGGGTCTACTGTTTTAACTTTGCCAGCAGTTACAGGAACTGTTCTTACAACCACATCGCCTAAAGCTGGTAATGTGATTCAGGTGGTAAATGTGGGTTACGGCACATATACAGAAATCACATCAACAACTTACACTGATACAGGTTTATCTGCAAGTATTACACCAAGTAGTTCAAGCAACAAGATTTTAGTTGTTGTATCTCAAAGTGTTAATCCTGTTGGTGGGGCTTCTGTAGGTTACGGGTTTCAAGTAACTTCTGGAGTTAGATTACTTAGAGGAGCTACTGCATTGATTACCCCAGACAGCGATAGTGGCGGTAAATATTCGACTGGATATTCAACAGGTGCTGCTCCATCTTCTGGATATCTTGCACAATGGACAATTGTTAGTATGAATTATCTTGATTCCCCAGCGACTACATCTTCTGTAACATATAAAACTCAATGTGCAAAAGGAACATCAGGGATGGGAACAGTTTATGTAAATTATCCTGCTGGTGGTTCGTATATTACCCTCATGGAGATTGCAGCATGATTGGAATAAGTAAATCAACAGCAATTCTATCGCTTGTACCAAATGCAGAATTTGTAGTAAGAGGTGGAATAGTTGAGTGGATAAGTCCATCTATTGCACCAGTTACAGATGAGCAGATTGAAACCGAATTAACTCGTCTACAAGCCGAATACGATGTTAAAGAATATCAGCGTAAAAGAGCTTCAGAATATCCTCCCATTGGCGACCAGCTAGACGCATTATGGAAGGGTGGTGCAGAAGCCGAAGCAATGCTTGCTAAAGTCCAAGCTGTAAAAGCTAAGTATCCCAAAGGAGTAGCATAATGGCTGTAACTATAAATGCGAGTACCAGCACAGGGTTGGTTCAGACTGCTGATACTAGCGGAGTAATTACACTCCAAAACAATGGAACAAATGCATTAACTGTTGATAGCGGTAATCTACAATTTAACTCAGGCTATGGCTCAGTGGCTACAGCATATGGATGTCGTTCATGGGTTAACTTTGATGCTTCTTCTGGTACACCTTCTATTCGTGGTAGCGGTAATGTAAGTTCTATTACAGATAACGGAGTAGGTGACTTTACAATTAACTTCACTAATGCCATGCCTGACGCTAATTATTCAGCCGCTATAACTGGAAACTGGGCTGCTAGTGTAGGTGCGTACGCTGATCCTAATAACGCATTTGCTCCATATGGACAAGCCCCAACTACTTCTGCACTTAGGGTTGGAACTAGAAGTAGTAGTGCTTTTTTTGACTACGCATATGTATTTGTTCAGGTATTCCGTTAGGAGAAATAAATGAACCAACGAATTATTTACCCAACAGATGACGGCGGTGTGGCTATCATTACTCCAGCAGTGTCTATAGAATTAGCGATGAAAGACATACCTGCTGGCAAACCATACAAGATTGTGGATATTGCTGACATTCCTACTGACCGCACATTTAGAGACGCATGGGAGTACACAGAATGATTACGATTAACTTAAATAAAGCCAAGGCAATTACTAAAGACCGTTTGCGTCAGGAACGTGCACCATTACTTGTTGCGCAAGACGTTCTTTATATGCGGGCTACAGAAGCTAACCAAGATACAACCGCTATCGTGGCTGAGAAGCAACGTTTAAGAAACATTACCAAACTAGCTGATGCAGCCACCACGCTTGAGCAGCTAAAACAACTTGAGGTTAAATAATGCCAATCACGATTGACGGCTCAAACGGAATTACACAGGCTGGAGAGTTTAACTCCGATAGTAGCTTTGGATTTAAAAACCGCATCATCAACGGTGCGATGACTTTCGATCAGAGGAATGCTGGTGCTAGTGTTACTCCAGCAAGCGGAGCTTATACACTTGATAGATGGCAGGTATCACTAAGCCAGTCTTCCAAATTAACTGTTCAACAAGACGCTGGTGCAATAACAGCCCCAGCAGGGTTTAATGACTATCTTGGTGTTACTTCGTCTTCAGCATACTCTATTACATCTAGTGATTTGTTTTTGCTTAATCAACCCATAGAAGGTTTTAATTGTGCAGATTTTAACTGGGGTACTGCCAATGCTAAAACAATTACAGTATCTTTTTGGGTTCGCTCTAGTGGGCTGACTTATCCAGCAACATTTGGTGGAGTTATAAATAATCATAACGGTAGTCGTAGTTATCCATTTAGCTACACTATTTCATCTGCAAATACTTGGGAACAAAAATCAATTACTATTGCTGGCGATACATCAGGAACTTGGCAAACAGGTAATACTGGAGCATTAATAATTCGTTTTGGTCTTGGTGTAGGATCAACATATAGCGGAACTGCTGGTTCATGGTCAGGCTCTACTTTTTACTCAGCCACAGGAGCAACATCCGTAGTCGGCACAAACGGTGCTACATGGTACATCACAGGAGTTCAGCTAGAGGTAGGCAGTACAGCTACTAGTTTTGATTACAGACCTTATGGTACTGAATTGGCTTTGTGTCAACGCTACTACGAAACTTCCTTTGATATTGGTACTGCACCCGCAAATGCGGTAAACGATAACTTTGAGGGCATAGCAAGTTTTGGTGCTCAAGACTCTCAGCAATTTAGTTTTAAAGTATATAAAAGAGCCGCACCAACAATGACTTATTACTCGTCAACAAAAGTTGGTAGTCCGACTGCTGGGCAATGGCAGTTTTTAAATTCGGGTTCTGCTTGGGCTAATGGTGTTGCAACACAAACTAACAGGGCAATAATGACAGGGTTTAGTATATATGTAAGTTCATCAGGAAATCTAGGTAGCGGTCAAGCATCTTCCATCGTTGGTAATTGGGCAGCTTCTGCGGAGTTATGATTATGTATAAATTAGGAATTAGACCAAATATTGTTATTCGCTTATCGGATGGAGCAAATATCCCATTCGACCCAGCCAACACCGACTACCAAGCATACCTAAAATGGCTGTCTGAAGGCAATATACCCGAACCAGCGGAGAACACATAATGCCATTAACAATTGTACAAGCGGGCATGGGCGGTACTGGGCTATCAACAGGCACACCCCTTTCTTCTACTACTGCGCCAGCTACAAATCCCGCTACTGGCACTCCATCAGCTAGCACATACTTACGAGGTGATGGCACTTGGGCTTCTGTGGCTTCTAGCCAATGGACTACTACTGGCTCTGATATTTACTACAACACGGGTAATGTGGGGGTTGGTACTAGTAGCCCCGGAGCAAAAGTAGATGTAAAAAGTGCAAACAATACCGGCACAGACCCAATTATCAGGGCAGTATCTAATAATGGAACTGCATCTACTTGGCTAACATTTAATGGCGTAAGCGTAAGTTCAGGAAATACTTGTGTGTTTTATAACGGCACAACAGAACAGATGCGTCTTAACTCTAGTGGTAATTTGTTGGTAGGTACTACAAGTACTGTTGATAGCGAAAGATTAAATGTAACACAATCAGGGCAGTTTCCTATCATTTATGCAAACAACACTAATTCTTCAAATGCCTACGGTATTAGAGCAAACTTAGCTACTTACTTTTTTAATACAACAAGTTTTTTATTTGATGGTATTGAGTTTAGCAATTTGCGTTTCCGTGTCTATAGTAATGGCGGTATTGCTAACTATTCAGGAAACGATGTTAACTTATCTGACCAGCGTGAAAAGAAAAACATTGAGCTTGCACCCAACTACCTAGATAAAATTTGCCAGATCCCCGTAAAAACATTTCTTTATATCGACCAAACAAATACAGAAAAAACTCTTGGAGTTGTTGCACAAGATGTTCAAACAATTGCGCCTGAATTGATAGATGAAACAGATTGGTCAGAAAATGCTGATGGTTCTAAGATGCGGCTGTCTATTTACCAAACAGACTTGCAATACGCTTTAATGAA